ATGCAGACAAAATTTACGATAAAAGAAATAGCTGATATATTAGGTTTTATGAAAAGAAGAATCATAAATCGTAAGCAGCGCGAGTCCTGGCAGCCGTGCGGCGAGCGCGTCGAGAAGGGACAGAAGACGCCTGAGTACAGCTTGTTTTCAATCAGCCAGGACCTGCGCGAGAAGTTATTAGCGAAACTTTCGGTTGCCGGCGCCGAAGCGTACACCGGGAAGCCAGTTCAGCCGGCGGTTAAAACTCACTCCACCCTTAAAGGCGTTGCGGCCGCGAGCAAGCCTCCGGCCGTGGCGCCCCAAAAACTTGAATTAGTTAAGGCCGATCCAACCGCCGATCTCATTAAAACAGATGCCGCGCTGCCGGCGCTGACCGCCGTAAAATACAAAAATATAGTGGAAGCGCCTGAACAGGCTAAAAGAATCGCGCTGGCTAAATACGAACTTGTAAAACTGCTGCTTGGCTACCGCGAGGCGCATCCGCTGGTTAAAAAAGGCGATTGCGACGCTAAATTTCTCGCCGCTTATAACTCCGCGGCGGCCTACACAATGATATACGGAATAATCGGTAAGGTGTCTATGCAAACGATATATGGATGGATGAGAAAACTCAAAGAAAATAAAAACGATTACTCAGCGCTTGTTCCCGGCTGGTATAATCCGGCCGGCCAGCCAAAAATACCCGAAGAAATACTTAAAATAATAGAACCGCTTGTTTTAAATCCTAACAAAATGAATATCGGAACGGCTTTTCGCCTTACTAAATACGAATGTAAGTCGCGCGGCATCGAGCTAAGCGTATCAGAAGCCACCGTGCGCCGCTATTTCGATTGGTTCCAGAAATGGAATTATGATACCTGGATACTGGCGCGCGAAGGCGAAAAAGCCCTCAAAGATAAAGTCGCGACATTTATAACGCGAGATCCCGCGCTGCTCGATGTCGGCGAATGCCTCGTAGCGGACGGCCACCGGCTTTCATTCGAGGTAATTAATCCTTTCACCGGCAAACCCTGCCGCGCTATGCTGGTCGCATATATCGACTGGAAAAGCTACGCGCTCTGCGGCTACGAAATTATGCTCGAAGAAAACACGCAGTGCATAGCTTCGGCGCTCCGTAACTCGATAATTCATCTTGGCAAAGTGCCAAAGGTGGCTTATCAGGATAATGGAAAGGCTTTCAGGTCAAAGTTTTTCAATAAAACAACGGATTTCCGCGAATGCGGATTTACAGGCTTATTCGAAAAGCTCGGCATTAAGCCGGTATATGCAGAACCTTATAACGCCAGGGCTAAAATAATCGAAAGATGGTTTTTGGAATTTCAGGAAACATTTGAACGGCTGCTGCCGAGTTTTACAGGCGCTAATGTCAACGATAAACCGGCATGGCGTATGCGTAACGAGAAGTTTCATAAAGCTAACAGAATAGACTTTACCCCCACAATCGAACAGGCGATCTCATACATAGAAAAATGGCGTGCGTTTCATTACGCGCAGCCGTGCCCGCACGCGGAAGGGCGTACCATAGGCGAAGTTTATGCTGCCGGCCGGGGCCCCAGAGTGAATGCCGCCATGCTTGACGATCTTATGATGGTTCAAAAGACGGCGACTATATACCGCAACGGAATAAGGTTCCTCGGCGAGTATTACTACGATGAAGTCCTATACGGTTATAAGGGCGAAGCTATAATTAAATACAGCCTTTTTGACCTGTCACATATCAAAGTATATCTTACCGACGGCCGCTTTTTATGCCTGGCTAAGCGGAATGAAAAAATACATCCGCTCGCGGCGATTAGCGGCACGGTGCAGGATGTTGAAACGCTCAAAGAGTCAATAAAGCGTCAAAAACGGCAGTTAAAAGATACACGCAAGCACGCGGCGGCCACGGTTGAAACGTTCCGCAAAGCTGGCTCTGATATTGAATGGAGCAAGCAGATCGAGGTCAAAGAAAAACGTGTGATCGCGGTAGCCGAAACCGCATATACCGAAGAAATAGCGCTGCCGCCGGAAAAGCCGGAAGAACCGCCATTGTTCACTTCATACAGCGAAAAGGAAGAATGGGAATACGAGCAGCGCATGAAAAGAAAAGCCGGTTAATAAAGCGCATACAGCGTTTTCAATAAGAAAAATTAGATAATAATGAAAACAAATAACGACCCTTTGTGATGATTGACAATTAAATATGCGGAAAAAAATTTAAAAGCCATTTATTTAATAAATAAACAGGCCTTAAACGGCCTTTAATATAAAGGAGTGGAGTACATGTTAAAACAGGCTTTAAAAGAAGTTATGGAAGACCGGGGGTTTTCGCTTGGAAAGCTCAGCACTGCGCTGGCTATTTCGACATCGGCGTTGAGTCAGTGGTTAAATGACAGTTACGGCGGCAATGTAGAAAAAATTGAAACGAAGGTCAAAGGTTTTTTAGAGCATGAGCGCGAGAAATTAAGCGTGAAAAAAAGAAATTTTAAGTTTTGCATGACAACGACATCAAAAAGGATCTTCGAGATTGCCAGGCTGTGCCATATCAAGTGCAAACCGGGCGTTGCATACGGCAATTCGGGCATAGGGAAAACGACGGCCGCGAAAGAATACGTGCGCAAATACCCTGCCACAATCCTTATTGAAGGCGATCAGACATGCTCGCTTAAAACGATATTGAGCACGCTGAACCGCAAACTCGGCTTTAGCGGCATAGGTTCGACAAATTCGCTTTTTATGGAGTGCGTCGAAAAATTGAAAGATTCGGACCGGCTCATAATAATAGACGAAGCGGAATATTTAACGCCGCGAGTTTTAGACCAACTACGCCGGATATATGATCAGGCAAACATCGGCATTCTTTTTATCGGGATGCCGAGGCTTATACATAATATTCGCAAGCTGCGCGGCCCTTACGAACAAATTTTCAACCGCTCTATAGGTTTCGTCGCACAGCTCGATATTCCGAAATTATCCGATTTTGAGGCGCTGCTTGAAATGGTAGGCGAATCTAAAGAACTGGCTAAACAATATTACGATTCCAGCCAGGCTAATACGAGAATATTTGAAACGCTGTATGACCGATGCTATGATATGGCCGTAATTAACGATAGAACTATCGACGGCGCACTAATAAAGAGCGTGGCGAATAAAATGATGTTAATGCAGTAATAATCAATTAAACCGAAAGTAAAAACAATTAATAAGGAGCGATGCAAATTATGCAAAATACAGAACTGAAACTAAAAGCGAATATAAAAACGATAGCGGAAAAATCGGGGTTAAAATATAACACGGTTTTTAAAATATTACAGAAAAACAAGGTTGAACCGGCGCATTTCATGAAAGGGAAAAACAATAAAAAAGTAGGGCTTTATTATATTGACACGCTGCCTGCAAAAATACTTGAAGCGATAGAGGCTAATAAAGAGAATCTGGCGCGCGCCGGCGGAAATGATGAAAAGTATGAAACGGCGGAAGACCTCACGGATAAAACAGATAATCTTTTTGAAGTTACAAGCAATGATGCGGCGTATGAAGAGGGAAAATCCCGTCTGAGGACAATCGCCAGCGACGAAAATAACGAAGATAATATTTTCGACGCGGGCGATCCTGGCGCCGGTTTAGATCCTAACGGACAGGATATTGCAATATCTGCGGCTGATGAATATTTGCCTAATCCGTGCGTTAAATATATAACCGCCGATCTCATAGCATGGTTAGTGCAGCTCTACGGTGAAGAAACGGCAAAAGTGATATTGGAAAACGATTACGGCCTCGGTATTTAAAAAAATTAACAACGGGTAAATATTGAAATGAGGTGGTTAGGATGATCGACAAAATAAAAGCTGACAAGCAGCAAATAAAAATGATTCATATTTTAAAATCGAAACTCGCCCTGAATGACGAAGAATACCGCGAGCATGTCGCGCAGTGCAATCAGCGCGGCATCCGGTCGAGTAAGGACATGACGCGCAGCGAAGCGCAAAACCTTTTATGGCGGTTGACTTCCATAGCGAATGGTAAGGGCATCCGCTGGACGAACTGGCAGGGCGGCCGCAAAAAATACGACGATTTCGGCGGCCGCGACGAGCGCGCGACGCCTCTTCAGATGAGGAAAATCGAGGCTATGTGGAAGGACGTTTCGTATATGACAACCGACGAGGCCCGTGAAACGGCATTCCGCAAGTTTATGGAAAAGCGGTTTCATGTGTCGGATATACGCTTCGTCACACAGGCAATGGTACATAAGATAATAAAAACGCTCGAAGCGATGAAAAGCTATAAGGAGGCGGCTTAATTGGCTTTTAAAATAAATGAAGTGGTAACGCTTAAAGCAGTTAACGCCGATCGCGAAGCCTGTTATTTAACGGTGCGCGATTCCGCGGTTCGGTCTCAGACGCATCGAATAAAATTAACGCGGTTTCTTATGAATCAGGTAGCGAAGTTGAAAATAGGCCAGCGAATAAGGCTTGAAGGCGAATACGAAATCAATGCAGCCGAGATTAAGTATGAAATAAATAGCGTAAAAAGCGAGGAGTGAGAATTTATGATATTGACGGTATCTTTAAAGCACGAAGAAAAAGAAACAATTAAAGCGATGAACCAGAGCATTATCGGCGCGGAAAAATGGGTCGCCACGAATCCGGTCTTATCCGACGAAGTAAAGGGCTTTTACAAAATGATGCGTAACATCGTCGGCCAGATCGCGCGGCAGGTCGAACATTACGACCAGACAAACCGCCAGATAAGAGAAAGTATAAGAATAAAGGCAGCGTGAAACAATAGGAAGCGCAAATAATATTAATGGAGGTTAATAATGAATGAAAAAAAGGAAATAATGAACAGAAGCGACTATTTAAAGGTTATGTGTGATTATCAAACAATTCATGATCCTGAAGCCGAAACCACCCACGCGAATAAAGCCTATATAGAAATTCAGGCATATTCACATAATGGCGAACATTATTTGATGGTGCCGAAAACTAAAGAAAACGTTGAATTTGCGCTTTATGTAGAGCGTTATAGAAATAAATTGCTTTTAAATAAAATCAAGGAGTAACGATGAAAGCAGAAATTGAAATTAACGAAGACCAGTATGTGTTTTTAAACAGAGTCCTGCCGTTTGCGCCGGGTGTATATAATGAAGGCGAAGGAAGCCAGACGCACGAGCAGCTTGTCGAGTTGTCGCTCGACATTCTTAAACAGGTAATAAAAAACAGCCGTTAAGGTTTAAATCGGGAGGAAAAAGAATGAAATCATTATCAGAAATCGAAGCCCAGACGAAGAAATTTGCGGAAGCTAATAATCAGTTGGCAAGCGTTATCGATGAAATGGAAACCGAGATCAACCGCATTAAAAAAGACTATTTAAAAAGGTTGCAGCCGCTCGCCGATGCGGTAAGCATTGAAAAAGCCCTTCTCAAAGTTATGATCGATGAAAGCCGCCTTATTTTCGTGAAGCCGAAAACATACGTTTTCCATGGCGTAAAAGTCGGTCTCCAGAACTCGAAAGGCACTATCAAGGTTATTGACGAAACAAAAACCATCGAGCTCATCAAAAAAAATATGCCCGATATAGCGGAAAATATGGTAAAGACATCGGAATCGTTAATCAAAGAATCGCTAAAGCTGTTATCTGTAAGCGAACTGGTGAAAATCAACTGCCATAAAACGAAGAGCATCGAGCAAGTGCTAATAAAATCCAATCGCGACGAGGTCGAAAAATTCATTGACGCAATGATAAAGGAAAATACCGAAAAATTAACCGAGCCGCTGGAAAACGACGAAAGCGAGCGTGAAGCGGCATAATGAAAACTAAGATTATAACGGGCGGCGCCGGCGATGTCTTTTTATACGTCGATTTAAGGCCGCGAAAACATTTATGGGTGCAATTCGAAGCAAATGAGGTTATACAGATGCTCGATGAAGTAAAAAAATATCTTGATGAGTTATCTATTGAATATTGGGGTAAAGATGAATACGAGATAGCAGCGAAAATAGGGTATTCGGTGGAACTCAAAAAGAAAAACGAGGAAAAAAAGACCAATAAAAACTAAAAATATTGAAAATCATAAGATAATAGGTTATAATTAAAGAAAGGCATAAATGCGAAAGGGCGGCGCACGTTATGAATTGGATTAGAAAAATCGATAATTTAAAGGACATACTTGACGGTGATCCAAAAGATATCGCCGAATGCTGTGGAACCGAAGTTTTAATTTCATTATGGGAAAATTTTCCGAAAATGAGCTTGTATATTTCAACCGGTTCGATAAAAAAAGCGCAGAAACAGTACGTCCGAAAATTCTTTAACGGCGTAAATGCCCGCGAGATCGCACGCGAACTTAACGTTTCGGAAAGATTTATTTATAAGGTCGCCGCCGGCGATGACTTCGAAGATGAAAACTCGACGCATACAATGGATTTGTTCGGCGAAAAACGAGCATGATCAAAAAAAGGAAATGGCGTATGAACACACAAAAAATAGCATCAGAAAATAAAATTAGAAAGATCGAGCGAGAGCTACTCGCGGAACTCAAAAAAAAGGCAAAAAAATATATAAGTATGTCTACAATTTGTGGCGAGGTCGCACTATATGAAGCTGTGCTTGATCCAAACCAAAGTCGATACCACGGAAATTTTCCCGGCAGAATGCTCATAGCACTTAATAAAATTAAAATACTTAATTTGAGTTTTGACGAAGTATATGAAACCGTAAAAATCAATAAGGACGAATGGTATTCTTTTAATTGTTGTGAAAATTATGTTTTTTTGGTTGATGAACTGGCGGCAGAAAGGTTAATTGCAGTTTCAAATATAAAAGCCTTTCTTTAGTCTTAAAAAACAGAAAAAGAAAAAAACAAAAACCCCCTTGCCAACGCCGGCGAGGGGGTTTTTGTTTTGTTTAAATAACATAATAAATGTAAATAAATGTAAATAAATGTTGACAAAGTATAAAAAAAATGTTATAATCAAATTAAGAATAAGACAAAAAAACAATAAACAAAGGAGATGGCGAATATGAACGTAAAAGAAATGATCCAAAAATATAATATTAAATTGGCTTCCGACGGAGAACGTTTGTCGATACCGGCGACCGCCGAAGCGAAAAAAGCAATGCCTGAAATAGCGGCGGCTAAACCCGAAATTATTAAAGAAATTAAAAAAATAAAAGCAGAATTCGAAATTAGAAAAGCCGAAAGAGAAGCGGCTGAAGCTGTACGACTTGCAGAACTCAAAAAAACGGCAAAAAAATATTTATATTGGGCTCCCAATTGGTGCGAAGTAGCAATTTATGAAGCCGTGCCTGATCCTGATCAAAATAAATACAGCAAAGACTTTAATGGCAAAATGCTTGTGGCGCTTCCTGACGGAATTCAAAAACTTAATTTAAGCGTCGAAGAAGCGTATAAAATTGCAAAAATCAATAAAGACGAATGGTATTCGTTCAATGGTTGCGAAAATTATGCTTACCTGATTGACGAAAAGACAGCAACGGCCTTAACTCTTATTTCTAACGAAAAAACCAAAAATGAAAATGCCGCCTTCGAATCAGAAAAAATAGAAAAAGAAAAAAACAAAGCCGCAGTTTACGCGTCTGCAAAAGAAAGCGGAAAACCACAAGTATTACAGATTTATACCGTCGAATGTGATGATCCGCGTGAGGAATGTTCTACCGACATAATAACAGTTTATGCAATGCCTGACGGAACAGAAAAAACAGAAAGAAAACATACATGGTAAAAGGAGCTTTAAATGCCAATTAAACAACCCGATAAAATAATAAAAATAGGAAAAATGACATTATATAGCGGCGAGTATATCGCCGATAAACTGGGCGTGACCATGCATACGGTATGCGCCATGCTTCGGAAAGGAACCATAAAAGGCCACAAAATGGGCGGTAAATGGTTTGTATCGGAAAAAGCAATAAAAGAATATTTTAATTAAAAAAACAAAAACCCCCTTGCCAACGCCGGCGAGGGGGTTTTTGCTTTAAAAGTTAATAACCTGCCATGGCCTGGGTTTCTATTGTATCGGCCGCGATTGCGTGGATTGCTGTTACTTTTGTTTCGAAGGCGATCGTACCGCCAGCCGGAACCTTATAGCTTACCTCCAGTGTGGCCGGGGCGTCAAAATTAATGTATACGGGGCACGTGTCAGCCAAATTTGTAAAAGACCAGCGGCGGGCGCTCGAACTGAAGGTTAATACGGATTCCGTGTCGGGCGCGAGAGTGGCTTTTTTAAACTCAGTGGTCGCGCAGCCGGATACGGTTTTAAGCGCATCGGTGTCGTCATCGAGAGCGATGTTTAATACCTGATCAGTCGTTTTAAACGATGACGCCGTTGCCGGCGCGAACTGGAATGTAAACATGCACGCTACGATAAGAATAAGCGCGATTAACGAGGGGATTAACGTTTTCAACATAAATTCACCTCCTTCATATTAAAATGCGTTTAAGTGCGTTTTAAACGCCGTTTATTTAGTGCTTAAATAATCGATGAAATTGTTAAGCCGAGGCGAAAGGTAATAAGCTGTAAAACGCCTCATTATGCCACCCATATCGCTGTCGGTAAATTTTAAAAATGGCCTGGCCTTTATTTCGACTTTATATGCTCCTATGGCCGATTTCATTCCATAGCTCGCTTTTGTATTGTTTTTAGCGAACAAAGTTTTGCCTTTGCGTTTGCCGCTTTTATATTTTTTAAAGTGAAGAATATTTGTGCGCGCCGGAATGTTTATAGTGCCGCCGTGCTGATGTATAGGTGCATAATCTAAATTACTGCCGACAACGGCCTGCGTCGCGTCCGATTTTTCGGTTATCGTTCTTCTTAAATCGCCTCTATATTCAAGTATTTTTAAATCGCCCTTTTTTTTCTTTTTAGCTTTATATTTAGCATAAGCCGTATTTAATGCTTTCCAGCCAGGCCGGCCCTGCTGTTCGAAGTTTTCTTCAACGGCATTGTGCATGTCGGCGGCTACCTGCCGCATTAACGGCCTCAAATTTTGGCCGCGATCAACCATTAATGTCATTAATTTTTGGATTTTTTCAAGATATTTCATATTGATTTCTATAGGCTGCATAATTACCTCGTAACTTCGTTTAGAACATTAAAGTTATAGTTCAACAGCACATATTTTTTCCAGTTATCAAATATGCCCGCCGCACATTCTGAATGGCTTTTATAAGGACCGAAAAGGCCCCAGTTGCCGATGTGATAATATTCGCCCGTCATCATGTCCAGGCAGATGCAGACGGCGTGCCCTTCTTGTTTTCCGTCTTCTTTATCGTGATAAACTATTAAAATATTCGAATCGAGATCATGCCTTAACATCCTGCAAACATACAGGCAGAATAAAGCCCAATCGTCACAGTCGCCGGCCTTGCGCCAGGCGAAATATTCCGGGTGCATGGCGAAATCGATCTTGCCGTCGTATTTATAAGTGAAATTCCTCTGGCAGTAGTCGTTAAATATCGATAAAAACTGAAAACGGTTGATAGATTTAAGCTCCGGGTTGGTAAAAATTTTAGTTATATCAACGATGTTCCCGATTAATTTATTGCCGAAATACTGTATATTTCGAACCCACTTTTTAAATAAATATTGCATGACGCCTCCTTGACTTTGTTTGATTTTTGCGCTATAATTTAATAAAGGTTCCGGCCGACGCGGTGAATCTCCCGGCCGTGCTTCCATCGGTGTGAACTGGTGTTAGAGAGCTATTGGAGGGCGTGTGGGAGTCCTCCCCGGAACCTTTTTATAATTCATCTTTTATTATGATTACTCCCGGTTGTCTTTTTTTTCGCTCTATATCGGCCATGCTCGAATATCTGTATGACACCACAAATAAACTCTCTCTACTTTTTGTTGTTTTCAGAACAATGTATAATATTTGTCCTTCTCGTTTGGCAAAAATTCTTTTTAATTCGTGATCTTGTATTATGGTGTCAGCATTTTCTATAATATTCTGTATATTTTGAAAATTCGAAAAACGAATATCTTTGTGTGATTTTAGTTTTTCCGTCAAAGTATTTTCAGATAAATAAATGGTCTGCGATTTAGTTTTTAAATCTCTTTTTGCGTTTTCGCCCAAAATGGCTACTGGAAAGTCGTTTTTGATTTTTCCTTCAAAAAACATTTTAAATGGTGCGCCATTAATTAACTCTTGCACGCACGCTTTCGCCTCTGCATATTCATATTTATCAAAATTAGGCATATAACCGGCCTCGCCGGGGTTGTAATTCCAGCCCGCGTCCGGCGCCATTCGAACGCCTGTTTTCGGATCGATGTAACGGGTGATCTCGGCCGGCCGGCCGCCGGCGCTTTGTGTAATAGTTTCAAAATCGGCCGCTTTAGTGGTTTCCGGCGTAATGTTCATGCCGCCGAGCTGTTCGGCGCGCAGCGCGCGTATTCGGCAGCGGCAGTTAAAGCCGTTCGGCGGATAATGCGTTTTCCAGAAAGCGTCGTCATACCTGAAAACTTTTCCATTAAGCGCGGCATGTGCCGGCCGCGTCAGGCCGTCCATTACGGCGAGATATTGCCAGTATGGCCGGTCGTCGGCGTTCTCGATCATTTCGCGGTAGCGTCCGGCCATATACGCGCTCTGTGTGTTGGTCTGGTATATAGTTTTCAAGCGATGCGGCGTTATAAAGGTTTCTTTTCCTTCTTCGTTTACAACACGCCCCCAGAAGCCCTTTTTTATTAATTGCGGCTGCAAGTTTTTTTGAAATTCCTTGAATGTGAGGCCGTTTTCAATGGAGTTTAAAACTTCATCGCGCACGGTTTTTAAAACATCGAGCTTTAAAACGCGCGACATGGTAAACGCTTTCGCGTTCGCTTCCTGCCATAACGAATGCCAGTCTGAAGAAATAGCGAGTCCTTTTGAGCCGAAATACTCGATTACTTTCTCCGGCGGCAGATTGCACGCGTATGCCAGGTCTATATTTTTTAAATCGGCCATATTATTTTCCTTCGTTCTGAACGCTCGCCCGGCCCATCAGGTCTGAAACGAATATCATTTTCGCCAGTGATTGCTGTATCTGGTCAATATCCATATCCGGGTATAGCGCGGCTAACTTATCCTGAACATCATTGTAATCGGCCCCGGCGCGTACCATATCAAATATGGGCGTCATAACGCCGTCCATTTGCTTTTGAAGCGCACCCGGCGTCAGTGAGTCGCTTAAATTGTCTATTTTCTGCTGGTCTATAAACCGCGGCTTTTTTTCACTTTCGGCAAACTGCTTTGCCAGTTCCGACTTTAGCTCGCCGGCTAAAATTCCGCCGGCATTATTATCGACGCCTTTAATATCTCGTTCATAAGCCGCAGGGTCAACAATTTCAAAATCTTCCTCTTCAAAGCCATAATTTTTAATATAATACTGTTTGCTGAATTTAACGCCGGTTTCGCTTAATATTTTATCGCGTTCCGCGAGCTTTATATCGACGTCTTCTTCGGTCCACAAAGAAAAAACCGGCTCGATGCCGTCGTTGAAATTCAGTTCGCAGGTCCAGCTTATTAACTGCTTAAAAGTATTTTCAACGAGCCGTTTATCGGTGTTAAGAAAGTCGCCACGTATATCCGCGTGTACTTTGCCGAGCGCCTGTGAGCCTACCTTTCCCTGTTCGGTAGTTAAAGTCTGGCCGAGAATAGCTTTCGATATTTCAGTATTGCAGGCTTGAATAAGCTCGTTGTAGATTTGTGAATTGGCGCTTTTGCTATCTGCGTTTAAAAATTCAACGCTCGTGTCGTCGGGCGTTACTAATATAGCGTCCTGCACGGCATTTTCAAGACTGTTTTCTAATTTGTTAATATCGGTAGTATCGGTTCCGCGCGGTACTTTTGCCCAGATGGTAGGCATGCCGTATTTTTCAGCAAAAACTACCCAGAATTTCAAGCCGCCTTTTTTGAAGGATGCCGGCCATAAAACAGACGACATAATACGGCGGCCGAAAGGATTATTATATGTCGCGTCGTGTTTTGGAACGAGGAATTTTTTATCAGGCACAGCTTCGCCGTCATATTTTTGCCTGGACTTAAACAGAAGCGAATTATCCGCTTCTTTAAAGGTAAACCATTCCGGCGGTTTTGCTATAATGTTGTATGGAATAATGTATTTGCCCTGTTTTTTCCATATAATTTCAAGCGGCTGAAAGCCGTAGTAAGGCGTATTAAGTATTTCGGATATAACCGTGTATATGTCAGTATCATTGAATATTTCTTCGATTAATCCAGCCTGCTTCGTTTTTTTCTTTTCTTTGCGGTCGATTGACCATTCCATTGATAAAACGCCATTTTTACGCGACTGCACGCAAGCTGATATATGCGGATCGTACATAAGCTCGCGATAAACCTCTATGTCATTGCCCTGTTTTCTCAGTATCGGGTCAGGATCGGGCAGGTAATGCAAAAAGGCGGTAAAATTATAGGAATTTTGCCGGGTGGCGATTTCGTCGGAAAGCATTCTTTTATTAACGTTTCCGTTAAAATCAACGAAATTGTGTTTATCGATCCAAAATTTGCTCATAATTATCTCCCGTTAATATTTTTCTGTATCTATACGCATTTTGCGGCGTTTTCGCGAATGAATAAACGTCATTTCGCTTGCCGTGGCGGCCGCGCGTACCGCGAGCGCTCCGGACCAGAAACGGTCGGCGTGCCCTAATTTATCGGATGCGTCGGCATCGAAGCGTACTCTATTGTCGGCCAGATTAATTTTTCTGATAGAGTGAAAATCGTCGCGCACTTTATCATCACGAGGTAAAAATAATGTGCGGTCTTCCATTTTTATTCTAAGGTTCGTAGCCATTTCTTCTTTGCATCTGTTAGTGAACGTTACCGCTTCTACGCGCGATTTTCCGAAGTCAAACTCGGCGTCTTCGGCTAAATTCATGCCTATTCCCGTCGCATCGATGCAAGCTCTTCTGAAATTAGGATGTCTTAAATATTCGTATAAAATTTCTTTTTGCGTCTTGAATCGAGCTTTTTCAATTACATGATAGATTCTGGTATAGAGCCCGAGCCCAAGACGTTCAACCCCCCATATCACGCTTAAATGCCGGCGGCGGGCGATGTCCATTCCGATATGTAAATCGCCTTTAATCTCGCTTAAATCGTCGAGCAGTATATTGTCAATCGAGCAATTTTCAATCATTTCATAGCTTAAAAACGCAGTCGCTTCGTCTATGGCGCAGCATCCGTATTCTTGCAGCCAGGCCATTTCGTCGCCGCAGTCTTCGCGCTCGCGTGCCAGCCATTCGTCGCGCTCGGCTTTCGTCGTCGGGCGGCCGTATATTTTATCGACAAGCCCTTCATCAACCGCGGTTTGAATCGGCGTAGTATGGAGATTCCAGCGCAAACTTTCTTTTTTGATGCGTTCGATAAATTTATAAAATAGCGTCGATTGGCCGTTATGCGTAGAAAGGATGCGCAGCGGATAACCCCAGGTGATACAGGGCTTCGCGGCTTTCCACAGCAGGTCTTGATTGTCGTGATGAGCGAATTCGTCAAGGACTACTTTTCCGCCCTTTGACCTGAAGCGTTTCGGATTCGACGACATGGCGGTTATTTTCGTGCCGTTAGCGAATTCGATAACATAGGTTTTAATATCTTTTTCGGGGTCTTTTAAAACGACTTCCTCGATGTCGCGGGCGGCCACGTCGAAGAGTTTAGTCCATTTTCTGCAATATTCGATGTATTCGCGGGCGGCCGAGTCGTCAGCCGATGAGAACCAAACGGCGGGCACTTTGCGTTTTACGCAATCGCGGACATCCTCGTAGCTCTGGACATAAGTCGCGCCTATGCGCCGCGACTTTTCCCAGATTTTTATCTTGCCGTCGTCGGCAAGCCATCTTGTTTGATATGGCAGAAAATATTTTTTATCATTCAAGGCCGAATTCCTTTTCAATCTTTTTAATAGTCTCGGGGCTTATTACTTTCGGCTTGTTTTCGTTTGCCGCTTCACCTATGTTTTTAGTGTCTTCGTAGTCTTTGGCTTTTTTAGATTTATCAACAAGTTTGATGATTCTATCGAGCAGGTCGAGATTTGTTGCGCCGCCGGCTTCGCGCTGGTCCTTTAAATCTTTGATGAGCAGCCTGGTCAATACGTAAATATCCTCGTCGAGCTTTGTTTCCTGCTGCATACGCTGAAGGCGTTTCGCTTCCCAATTACCCTCTTTTTTCCAGTTGAAAAGGGTTTTTTCGGAAAGATTAAGCTGCTCGGCTATATCGGCCACGCTTTTAAAGCCGCTGACATACATTTTTTCGGCGGTTTCCAGATACGCTTCTTTTTTAGCCATTTATATCGCGCTCCAGTTGTTTTTTCTTGTTGGTGAGCCTTTTGATTTCGCTCTGGGTTTGCTTGATTTTATCGGCTTTGACGGCTGCCGTTTCAGCGTCGATGACGAGCAGGTCGTCTTCGTAAGGATTGTATAAGCCGCGCACTTCGCGCATATCTGCTACCATGTCTAAACTTAATTCGTTTATTTTATGTTTAGTTTCAGCCAGAAGCCCTTTCAGAGCAAGAACTTCATTCATTATTATCGCCGCCTTTATGTTTCATTTTTTGATTTTTAACGTTCATTAACGGGCAAAATTGGTTTGTTTCGATTTTTTCAACCAGTTGTGTAAGTCGATGACTGTATAAATCCATTTTTTCAAGCAAATTTTTTATAAAATTTTGATTTTGAAGGTCTCTTGCTTTTAATTCGTCGAAATGCAATTTATTGCTTTCATAGTACCTTTCAAATAACTTGTTTTCTCTTTCCATTATAGCCGTGTCGTTTTTTTCATCCTTTTTAATATAGAAATTAAAGAAGACGTATAAAACAATGGCGAGTACCACTACCGCGCTTCCTGTTTGTATTATCGATAAATAAAATTTTACTTCTTCCATGGCTCTTTCCTTTCGTTTCATAAAAATCTAATATTTAAATCCATTATATTTCAAGCGCGCGAAAAAAGTTAGTGAACGGGTTCGCTAATTTTTATAAGCCTTTTAGTGAACGGGTTCCGAAAAACTGATTTTAAAAGTAGTGAACGGGTTCAGTAATAACAACGGTTTTCTTTTGTTATCATGGGTTTATAAAAACATGAAAACGGGGTGTTTGATGAAACGGTTCAACAAAGTAGCTGTATTTAAAGTAGGAACTCACACCGATAAAAACGGCCTTGAAAAAGACTGGACACCTGAAGAATTAAAAGAAGCCGCCGGCAAGTATAATCCGGAAACGGACGAAGTGCCAGTTGTAATCGGTCATCCGGCGTTAAATGCTCCGGCTTATGGCTGGGTCAAGAAACTCGAAAGCGACGGCACACATCTTTTTGCGGATCTGGAATTAACGGATGAATTTGCCGGATTAGTCGAGCAGGGCTATTTTAAAAAGCGGTCGATTTCAATCAACGACGATCTTACGGTAAATCACATAGGTTTTCTGGGCGCGAAAAAACCTGCCGTTAAGGGTTTGAAAGATATCCAGTTCAGCGAAAACAAATCATCGCGGGTAATAGAATTTATGCAAAATTTATCAGGAGGTAACGAAATGGAACTTAACGAAATGGAAAAGAAACTTCGTGAACAGGAACGCGAAAATCTGGCGAAGGATAAAACGCTGGTTGAAAAAGACAGGGCGATCAGCGAATTTTCCGAGAAAAACAAAACAGTCGAAGCCGAGAACAAAGCGCTGAAAGAAAAACTTCAGAAAATCGAGCGCGAAAAAAAACGCGCGGAGTTCAGCGCGTTCTGTAAAGACGTTGAAAGCCTTACAGGCGATCAATGCGCCGCGGCCATAGATTTTATGGAAATACTCGACGAACGCGGCACATATAAATTCGCTGAAGGCGGAGAAAAATCGGCAGTTGAAAAGTTTCAGGAATTTTTAAAACGGCTGCCGAAAGCCGCCGAGTTCAGCGAAGTGGCTACCAGAGAGGCTGCTCATTCCGCCGCCGGCAATACTTCGGGCGCAAAAAAGAAACAGGAATTTTCGGCGCCGGCCGGAACGAATGTCGATGCGGCTGCACTGGCTCACTTTAAAAGAGCTAAAGAATATGCGGCTAAAAACAACGTAAATTTTGAACTTGCCGTAATGGAAACGATTTAATTTAAACGGTTTTTAAACGGGTGATTATATAAGCAAAAAGATATTTTAAAATAACCAGGAGGTAATTATGGACAGGTTAAAAAATCTAAGAATGGTAGATCCGATTTTGACGGATATAGCGATAGGGTTTTCGAATTCGGAATTCATAGCCGAAAGATTTTGCCCGATCGTGCCGGTCAATAAAGAAGAATCGGAAATACCGGTATTCGACAAAACCGCGTTTTTGATTTATAGAACCGAACGCGCTCCGCGCGGCGCTACCAATCTGATGAAGCCCAGCGAATTAAGCAAAATACCGTTGATAACGGGCGAACACGACCTGGCTTATCCTATCGATTATCGCGAAGACAAAGAATCGATGTATCCGCTTAAAATGCTCGGCACGAGAACGGTAGTAAACGGCATCCAGTTAAGACGCGAAAAAATGGCGGCCGATCTTCTGCAGGACCTCGCGACATATCCGGCGGGCCATAAGGTAACATTATCGGCCGACAATAAATGGACCAATAAAACGAAGTCGGACCCGATCGAGCAGATAAAAGCGGCTAAAAGCCAGATAAGAAAAGCAATAGGCAAATATCCTAACCGCCTCGGTCTCGGCGTTACCGCTTTCGAAGCGTTGCAGGATCACCCGGCGATCATCGAAAGGATTAAATATTCGAAAGAAGCCATAGTAACGGTCGAAGACCTGAAAAGAATTCTCGGTTTCGATGAAATCGTAATCGGACTCGGCATCTACGCGGACAAGCCTAACGGCCAGTTCTTCGACCTGTGGGAAGATAACGCCATAATGGCATACGTTCCGACAAAATCGACCGGCGAATTAAGAATACCCGAAGAGCCTTCCTTCGGTTATACGCCGCGCAGAAAAGGAAATCCGTATGTTGACTCATATTTCACCGAAGGCGGAAAAGTCGAAAACGTAAGAAATACAGATAACTTCGGCGTAGCTGTCGTGTGGCCCAGCGCGGGATACATAATCAAAGATACCTGCGCATAAGAAAAAGAAAAGTCCAAAACATGAATAGTACATTAACGAAATGACGGGAGGAAAGACTACATGGAACTAACTCAACATACTATACAGCAAATAACGATTAAAGCCGCTGCCGAAACGGTAAGAAGCCGTTTTATAGGCTTTGATGGCAATCATTGCGCGGCCGGCAAAAAGGCCGTCGGCGTCTCAGAATTCGACGGATATACCAACAAAAATATGCCCGTGCATACTTACGGCGTTGTAATAGTGGAAGCTGGCGCCGCCATTTTAGAAGCCGGTACGCCGGTAACAAGCGATGCAAACGGAAAGGCCGTGGCCGCTTCCGAACTCGCGCTTGCCGACGGCGCCGTTGGAGTAACTGCCGATGCGGCGGCTCCTACATTAACCGGGTCGATAACGCCGGAAGCGATTAACGGTTATGCCGTGACAACCGCGGCGGCAGCCGGTGAATTTATCCTGGTAAAATTGGTTTAATAAAAATGAGAAAGGCGGAATAGCGTTATGTATTGCACCATTACCGACATTTTGAAATATCATTCCGAGGCGTCGTTAATCCAATTAAGCGACGACACCGACGCTCAGGCTGAAATAAACGAAACCGTCGTTAATGGCGCAATATCAGACGCCGCCGAGTTTATAGACGGCTTTTTACGCAGCCGGTATGCGCTGCCTTTCGTTACCGTGCCAAAATTGCTCGTTAAATTAGCCGTCGATGTGAGCATTTATTATCTGCACCAGCGCCGGGTCGCTGAAATGCCTAAAACTATCGATGACGCTTATAAAAATGCGGTCAAGGCGCTCGAACAAATTCAGAAAGGATTGCTGCAAATTGGCGCGGAGGCAACATCCGGCCGTACACCGGGCGAATTCCGGGTTAATAAAACCGCTCAAGATAGGATTTTCCCAAAAGACATCTTAAAACTTTATTAGAGCGTTTTTAACGAGTTCGGGGTGTTCAGACACAAAGATAGAATCGGCCGCGCGTTTTGAACGCGTTTAAACGGCGAATCTTTCATTTTCAAAACACGGTCAGACCGTAAAAAGTAAAATACTAATATCGGGGGTAAAAATTATGCCTAAATTCCACGACCTTTTTGTTAAGGAATTCATGATCAATAAATATGGCCTTTTGAACGCAGCGGGCATTCAGAAATATCTTGTAGCGATAGACTCATGGCTTAAAGACAGAATATGTATTACCGGCGTTATACCGGAATGGCTTCTCAAAAAGGCAGCCGAATTCAAAGACGAGGCGGCGAAGGCGATATTTACGGGCAAAAAAAACGTGCCATTTAGCGAATTTATCGACGCGCTCTGCCGCGAGTACGACATCGAACCGATCTGGATTCTCTCGCTGATCCAGAAAGAACAGTCCGCATTATTCAAGGCTGCGGCGCCGGCAAAATTTATCCAGGACAAAATCGTCGGGTATGGAAATACCGAGAATAAAAGCGTACCGGATAAATATGTCGGATTCGAAACCGAGCTTTTCGCGGCGATTCGCCAGTGGCGCAAATACGACGGTTTTCTCGAAGTGAAAAAATATCAAACCCATAATATAAGGTTATACGACTCAAATGACATGCTGGCTCGCTTTAATTATGAAAGATATATCGTGGCTTCTAACGAGTCAGAAGCGAAAGCATTTTTGTATAACCCGCGCATCGAGGGCATCGCAAATCATGCGGCAATCTGGAAGCGCGTATTCGATAAATGCGTGGAACTTGGATTAGTCACATCAAAATCTTAATCAAAAAATAGTGTCGGGGGCTTAAATTAAAAAATAAGGGGTCAGCCAAAGCCCTGAAGGCACTTTAAATTTAGAAATCTGGCCCCTCTATATGGGTGCGTCGTCTAACCAGAAGGACGCCGGGTCCGCCTAACCGCCCGGAAATGGGGGTGCAATTCCTCTCGCATCCGATAACCCCAAAATTAAACAATAAGGAGTGTTTTATGAATAACTTCAAAAAGGGCTTTATCAAAAAAATTATCATGGCGATCATTGTTCTGGCGGTATTTACGGCTTTTGCGGCCGTCACGGTTTATGCCGGCTCGGGCGTCAACCTGGAAATATCAAAAGGCATGACGGTAAGCGAGATGCTTCAGATAGTGTTCACTGCGCTTTTTATGGCGCTGATGGGATGGCTTGAACCGAAGATCAGGAAATATTTTAACCGCGCTGACGAAGAGGCGGAAAAACGAATCAAATTAATTGAAAACGAGCGTATATCGATGAGATTGCAGGACGCGCGCGCCGGTTTGCGAAAGTCGGCCGAGGCTGCTTTTTCTGAATTTATGGCCAGCCTTGATGCCGAACGCAAAAAAGACGGAAAGCTATCGCAGAGCGATATTATGCAGGTTGGAAAAAACGCCGTGGAAAGTTTTATAAAAGCGGAATCGAACAGTACGAGCGATCTAATGAAGGGCCTCGGCATGGACTTATACGAATGCGCCGAGCAGGAGGTCAAAGAAATAGCGTCCCGCATCTGGGCCAGGTTTCGTCCGGCGAATCCGGGAGAAGTACATCCTGCCGCTAATTGAGCAGCAAGTCGTTTTGAATGATCGCGGCGACATCAAGGATACGTCGAATATCATTTTGAGACGAACGGCGAACACGACGCTCAGGGGCGGCCGATTTTACAGGCCTAATAACGCCGACGTTTATGCCGGGTTGAAACTCACAATAGGCAATGCCGGCCGGCCGACGACTCTGTATCCGGTAGATACAACGAGGCTCAACAGAACGATTACATACGATTTTAAATATTGACGGAGGAATTATGGAACCGGATAAATTAAAAGAAGAATGCAAACACAAAAATATGACATTGCTTAACCGGGAAGCCCGCCGGAAACCCAGTCTTAAAAAAATTAACGTGTCACATTACTGCCCGGACTGCAAAAAATATTTTAAAAGGGTGAAAAAGATATGAAGACGATTGACATTGAAAACGCGATTATCGCCCGTTTAAAAAGCTTGCTTACCGGCCTGCACATTCAGGGGTTCGCTCAAAACGCCGATGAATTCGCGGTAAAGCATCCCGCCGGCGCGGCGCTTGTGATGTATGGCGGCTCGAGTTTTACGACACCGTCGTCGCTGGCGGCGATCAACCAGGATCGCAAGATGGCATTCGACATCATTTTGCTCTTTAAAAATTTGCGTACCCAGGACGGCGGCCACACCGGCGCGTATGACTATCTGGACGATGTCAGAAAGGCGCTGACAGGCTATCGTATTGCCGGATGTTCTAAAATGTATCCGACACGCGATGATTTTATTGACGAAGAAAGCGGCGTCTGGCGTTACGGAATGACATTCGAACTGTTGGCGGATAACGTAGAACAATAAAAATAAAAGTTAAGAGGGGGAAAAATAATGTCACAGGCTAAAGGATATATGGGGCGGACCACGCTTTTTTTCGAGCCGACCTATAAAGGCACTCCGAGTCCTAAAAACGGAATAATTATCCCGTTCAATAAGAACACGATCCAGTTAAAACAGGGCATTATCAAAACGAACACAATACTCAACAGGCGCGATCCGGCGAGGCCGGGCCTTGGCCGCAAGAATGTTGACGGCACACTCGAGGTGCCTTCGTGCTATCGCACAATGGGATATATTCTTAAAGCGATGCTCGGCGCTCCAATGAGTACCGGCGGAATCACTGCCGGATTTGTTACCGGCGGCACCGGCGTTACGACTACTATAGGCACATGGAACGCTATAACGGACGGTTCGTTTTCCGTTACCATTAACGGCGTTGCGCGTGATATCACCGGAATTGACTTAAGCCTGGCTGCCGACATGGACGCAGTCGCGGCCGCAATTCAGGTGAAAGTAAGGGCGGCAACGACTGGCGGCTTTACGCTCGCAACCGTCGCCTGGCAGGTTGGTACGACGAATTTCAAGATCACATCCGGCACGCTCGGCGTTGCTTCGTCTGTTTCAGCTTTATCGGCTGCCGCGACGGGCACGGATATTTCCGGCGCCAGCTTGATGAAATGCCATGCCGCAGTCGCGGTGCTTACCGCCGGAACCGGCAGATATACGCACGTTTTTAAAGTTACCAATACCGAGCAGCCGTCGTTGAAAGTCGAAAAAGGCTTCACGGACATCGGCAAATATTATCTCGCCGACGGCATAAAAATATCCAAACTCAACACCGCTTACGGCATCGGCGATAGCGAACATATACACACAATCGAAATTCTCGGCTCAACGGAAGTTGAAAGCGACAGCGAATATGACTCCGCGGCGACAACTCTCGTGCTATCGCGCATGAACGATTATGAAGCATCGATTAAAGAAGGCGGTTCAACGGTGGCAAATATTTCTAATTTTGAATTTGCTATTGAACTCGGACTCGATCCCGAACAATTTGGCATTGGCGGCGGCAATTCGCGCACATCGCTCCCCGAAGGCCAGGTGGCATTATCCGGCAAACTCGTCGCGTTCTTTACCGACACGGTTATTCTTGCCAAAGCTATGGCCGGAACAAAAAGTTCGATAGAAATTAAATCGGAAAACACTGACGGCGATTCGCTTACCTATAATTTAGCGGAAATAATGTATTCCGTCACGACGCCCGCCATCGAGGGACCGACAGGAGTAAAAATATCCCCGGATTTCAGCGCCTTCTACGAAAACGCCGCCGGCAATTCATCGTTAATAGCCACGCTCGTTAACGATGTTCCCAGCTACGCATAAACACGGTTTAAAGCATAATTAAAATCAATTCAGGAGATGATTATAAATGGAAAATACCACGGAAACTATGGAACTTTTAAAAACCGCTGAAATATCAAAAACCGAAATAATTGAATCCGAAACCGGCGCGCCGGAAAAAACCGAAATAAAATCATATCATCCGATAGCGGTCAGACCGATGACGCGCCCGCAGATAAAGGCGTTCCGCGCAACCGGACTCGATTATGCCGTTCACCCTGAAAACGCCGATAATCAGTCTAAATTAGTCGATATGGTCGACTGGATAATAGACAACATATACGGCGATCTCGCGGAACAGACCGATAAACTCGAACATTACCAGTTAAGCGATCTCGCAGTGGATACGTGTAAACGGGCTTATCGCGGCCCCGAATCCATAAAAAACTAATCGAGGTCTGGGAGAAGTTAAACGACAAAAGCATAATCGAATTTTGCGCCGCCTGTCGAAAAACCTTCTCCCGGACACCAGAAAAACTTCTTTGCAATACTAAAAAAGGCTGTACTTATCAACCGCCGCCGCTTCTGCCCGAAAATTTCGAAGCCTGGGAACTCTGGAATGCCTGTGCCACTCAATGGCGTGTCAGCGCATTCGCCCCCGTCGGCCTGGATTACGGAATCGTTTTTAAAATGGCCGATTTCCTTGAAATTACTCTCGATAACGACATGATGCAAAAAATAAAAGCGCTCGAATACGCCTATCTGAAAAATTCTATGCCGAAAGAAGGTGCGAATAATGCCGGATAATAAAGTTGAAATTGTAATAAAAGCGGTTGACGATGCTTCATCATCACTCAAAAAAGTAGCGTCTAATTTAAAAGAAGTCGGAGTTTCTTCATTAAAAGGAATGTCCGATTCGGCAACGGCTGTTAAACAGTTTCAGACGGCTTTCGATGATTTAAAAAAATCAATCGGTAAAATGTCTTCTGGAGGCTTTGAAAATAAGTTTAAGGATTTAAATTCAGAACTTTTAAAAACTAAAAATACGCTTACGTCTTTAGCTAAAGGCGCAAATATCGATATTTCAAAAATAATGCCTTCGTTCAACGAATATTCGCGTCTGATGCTCGAACCGGCGCGGCAAGCCATGAAAGAAGCTAATGAAGACTTAATTAATCAAACAACGGTTACAAACGCTAAAATTTTAGGCGATAAAAAAGCTCGGGCCGAAGCTGAATATAAAATTGTAGTTACCGCTCTTGCAAGAGAGCGTGATGCTAAAATAAAAGCTCTTGCACTTGATGGTAACGACCTGCGTACAACGATTAAAGTTAACGATTGGTATAAATCTCAGATGGCGTTAGCGGAAAAAAATAAACAAGATACAATAATTTCTTCTGCGTCTATAAGCAATATAAAAAAAGCCGAAGGGGCTTTTACAAGTTTAAAAAATAGTGTTAAAACTGCTGGCTCACAATTAAAAAGTTTTGCTATAACATTTTCCGCGCAAATGGCGGCCATGGTATCCACTCAATTAATATCGAGCGCTTTTCGCAATGTTATTGATCAGATTAAAGATACATTTATCAATTTCAACGATGAAATGACCCGCAATAAAATTTCTATGGAAACAATGTTTGGGGGTTCGTCAGAAGCTGCCACAGCCTTTTTGAATGACCTTGACAAGTTTAATGAAAAAACTCCGTTTGAATTTCCGGAAATAGCAGATTTATCAAAACAGCTATTAAATGCTGGCTGGGCGGCAAAAGAAGTAATACCTGATATGCGCGCGCTTGGTGATGCCGTTGCCGCAAGTGGTCGCGGGGCATATGCTCTTGATCACATTGTATTAGCTTTAACGCAAATAAAGAGGCTCGGGCGGCTTGAATATCAGGACTTAAAACAACTTAGTCAGTTTATACCTGCCACTCAAATACTCGCGGACGAACTTAAACTTAAAGGGAATCAAATTTCGAGAATCAGTGAGTTGAAAATCAGTTCAGAAAAAGCCATCGATGCACTCATGCAGGGTATTGAAAAAAGATATGGCGGCTTGACGGAACGGCTTAATAACACACTGGCAGTGCAATTCAGTACATTAAAAGATAATTTTAGAATCATTGTATCCGAGATTAGCCAGCCATTTTATAACCAGCTTGTTGAAATGCTTAAAGGAGTAAATTCCTGGGCAAGCGAAATAAAATCTACAATTAAAGATAAGGGTATTAAAGAGGCTTTTGAAGAATTAATACCTTCTGAATTTAAAGCGCGAATCGAAGAAACTTATAACTCGATTTATGATTTGGGTGAAAGCCTTGCTGATATGGCCCTTGAATTAACCGGGGCCGAAACCGCCAGCGATGCTTTTTTAGTTGCAATTGATTTAGCCACTGCAGGAATTCGTACTGCGACAGATGTTGCTAAGATATATTATGATGTTATTGCTGGATTGGCGACAAAATTAGGTGAATTTTATGCGATTGCCGAAAACGGCGGAATCCAGGCGATTGATGTTTCAAGCGATGCGTCTTGGATTGCCTGGGCTGCTGGCTGGGATAAAGCCGCAAAAACAAATTCAAAACATGTTGCTGAACTTAAAGAAAAAATGAAAAATAGCAGTAACCTTTGGTTTGAATTTAAGGATAAATCAGGCAATAAGGTTATTCAAAACGATAAAACGCTTTCAAATAATTATGCTACTCCAACAACCGACATAAAATTTCCTGACATATCTGAGACCAACATAAAATTTCCTGGAATTCAGGTTGATTTATCATTCACACGAGACAATTTGAAAAAAGGAGTTGAAGGATTAAAGAATCTGTATAATGACGCTTCTAAAGAAATTTATCGTGTGGTAAAACCGTCAATTAACCATTTTCAAGTTTTATTATCAAGTTATTCTGAGCCAACCAAACCTAAAAAAGGTGAAAAAAACTCTGATAAATATTCAATGTTTTCTGGAAGCAGCATACCGCCAGGCGATTCAGGTGGCGGCCGCTCGGAAGATAAGATATTCAAACTTACAAATCATATTCAAGACGCCTTTAACGACCTTAACCAGAAGATCGTGGCTGAGACCGGATCGTCGTATCAGCTCGGTATGTCGAAAATCAACGATGAAATCGATAAGATGCAGCGTGAATTAGTGGCGAAAGGTAAAATGAAAGGCCTGGACACATCGGCGCTGGAAGCGAAGATCGGCGAATACCAGAATATAATGAGCGAGCCCATCAAGCGCGCATGGCGCGATGCGTGGACCGGTATGAGAAACGACACGAATCTGGCCATGGCTAAAATGCGCGACGACAAAAAGGCGCAGGCTGAAGCTGAATTCCAGATCGCGATCGCCGGCATCGAAAAAGAAAAACAAGCACGGCTCAAAGCGCTCGGAACTGGCGACCCGGTTACGGATATGCAGGCTGAAATCGCAGCTCGAAATGAAGCAAATTTAAAAATGGCCGAAGCTCGAAAAAAGGCTGACGAAGATATTCGCCAGGCCGAGATTGAAAAATATAACATGCGTATCGAATATAACCAGCTCGAACTTGATTTAAACCTTAAAACGCAGGAAGAAATTGACCGGTTAAATAGAAAAGAACTTGAAAACAAGAAGAAATATTTACAGGAACAGCTTGGTGACGAAAAAAAATCTTTTACGGAAAGATTAGAGCTGAGAAGACAGCTTGCCGAAACAGAGAAAAACATACAAAATACGCCGCTTAGCGGTCTGGAAGGTTTTATGTCGGGGTTGAAACAAACTTCCGATTCTTTCGGCACCTGGGCGCGCAACATGCAGGAAGTCGGAAGGCAGACCGCGGCATCTATGCAGGCCGCGTTTCAGGAGTTCTTTTTTGACGCAATGACGGGCCAATTGAAGGACCTCGGCGATTATATCAAAAGCTTTTTGCAGGGTATAGCCAGGGCGATTTCAAGCGCTCTCGCAAACGCATTTTCTCAGAAAATTATATCGAGTTTGCTTGGCGGCGGCAAAAGTGAAAGCAGTTCTGGCGGCGGTTGGTTAAGTGCAATTACAAGTCTTTTCGGTTTCAGGGCCGAGGGCGGCCCCGTTTATGCCGGGTCGCCTTATATCGTAGGCGAGCGCGGGCCTGAGGTTTTTATGCCGCGCCAGAGCGGAATGATAATACCGAACCATGCGTTGACGGGCGGCGGCCAGGGAGCGGCCCCGATCGTAAACGTATATAACAACACCGTAGCGGAAAAAACAGAAGTGCGCCAGGAAACAAAATGGGACGGCAAACAATGGGTAGTCAATGTCGTTTTGGAAGCTATCGCTAATAATACAGGCAATATGCGCGATATGCTTGCCTCGAAAGGTGGGGCTTATTAATGGGAACATCGATTAACTGGCCGGCTATAACGAATCCCGTCTATCCGCTCGATGAGGGCAGCGAAGACGGCGTAATAAGATCGCAATTCGAAAACGGAGTCGAGCAAACACGGCTCCGTTTTACCCGTCAGAGAAAAGACTATACTCTTAAATGGACGCGTATGAGCGCCGCTGATAAAGCAACTTTCGACACTTTTTTCGATACGACGACGGCCGCGGGATCTCTATCGTTTAACTGGACGCATCCCATAACATCGGTAACAAAAGAATATAGGTTTGTGCGCCCGCCGAAAAGAACGGCGATCGATTACGGCTGGTACGCCGTAGAATGTAATATCCGTGAGGTATAACAATAATGCTTAATATATCGGCAGCGGCAAAAATTGAAAAGAACAAACTGGCGGCTGATGGCGCATGGCTCGTGCTTCTCGAAATCACGATTCCAATTCTTAATGAAACTTTAAGGCTTGTAAGAAATTCTGATGATATAAGCTGGCGCGGCTATACCTGGATTGCGTTCCCTTTTATTCCGGATGAGATAGGCGAAGACAGTAAAGGCGAATTGCAGACACTCGCCGTGAAAGTTTCGAATGTCACCCGGACGGTGCAATATTATCTCGAACAGGGCGAAGGCGGCATCGGCGCGGAAGTGAAATTATACGTAGTCCATTCAAAACATCTCGAACTTACAAATGCCGAGTTTGAAGAAACTTTTGAGATTACAAGCACATCCGCCGATGCGCAGTGGGTTACTTTTTCATTGGGGCCCGGCTATCCTCTAATGGCGCGCCGGCCGGAGCGCAGAATATTGAAAAATTTTTGCCCGTTTGAATATGGCGGCGCGGAATGCGCTGTCGGCGCGGCTGTAAAATTAGAGTATCCTTCATGCAATAAAAGTCTCGTCGCCTGCCGCGAGCGTGGAAATTCAGTTCGCTATGGCGGCGAGCCGTCCATACCGGCCGGCGGCACCTTCATTTAATATTGAAAAAGCGAGGGTTTTTATGTTGCTTCACGATTTAATCGGCGTGCCGTTTGTTGACGGCGGCCGCGATAGAAAAACCGGCTACGATTGCTGGGGGCTTTCCTGTGAAGTATTTCGCCGTTACGGCATCGAGCTGCCGGATTTTAAGGTTGGATGTATGGAGGCGAGCCGTATAGATGCAACCATAGGCCGAAATCGCCGGTTCTGGCGGAAGTGCGACCCGATTGACCCGCCGGCGCCGTCGCTCGTGGTAATTCGTTTTAACAGCCCTTTATGTTGCAATCACACAGGAGTTTATATAGGCGGCCGCCGTTTTATCCATGCGCGCACAAAAATCGGCGTAAATATCGATAGAATTGATTCTGCGGCCTGGCGCAAAATGATAGAAGGTTTTTATGTTCCAATTTTCGAGGATTAAGCACTAAGGATTAAGGAATACAATGAATGAAATAACAGTGGTCGAAATTAAAAACCCTTTTGATCACAATGACAGGACTATCAGAAAAATTGAATATAATCCCGAAAAAATGCTTGCCGCATACGTTCAGGAAGCCGCCGGCGAAAACGAAAAAGAAGTCGTGGTAAGCGTTAACGGTCATGTAGTGGAACGCGCTTTATGGCCGGAAACCGCTCTGGTAAAAGGGTCTTATATGTCGCTTTGCCCGGCTATTAGAGGCGGCGAGGGCGGCGGAAAAAACACGCTGGCGCTGATTGCGGGCATTGCATTATCGGTAGTATCTATGGGCGTCGGCTCGATGCTTTCCGGCGGCACTTTCATGGGATTAAACGCGGTTGCTATGGGTTCGTGGAGTTTCGCCGGTTATCTGGCGGCGCTGGCCGTTATGTATGTGGGCGGCATGATAATATCGAAGATGACGCCGAAACCGCAGCTCGATATAGCCACGACATCGCCGACATATTCCTGGAATCCGTCAACGCCGCTTACCGGTCAGGGCCATTCGCTCGGTATTATTTACGGCACGGTTCGGCCTACGCTTACAATCCTTGCGCAGCATGTCACCACCGACGGCGAAAAACAATACTTGAATATATTGCTTTGCGCCGGCGAAGGGCCGATCGACAGCATCACCAATATCAAAATTAATGACAACCCTATCGAAAATTACGGCATAATTCCTGATATCCGCCTTGGCGCAAATAATCAGACGGTAATCGATAATTTTAACGATACATACGCCGATCAGCCGCTTTCTTATGAACTTGAACTTGCCGGCGCCTGGATAAAACATCAAACCGACGGCAATGCGGCGGAAGGCCTTGAAATTGAATTTAGTTTTCCGTCGGGGCTTTATCATGTCAACGACGACGGCGCGCTTGCCGCGGCGAGCGTAACGCTGGAAGCGCAATATCGAAAAGTAATCGAGGGGCAGGGCGACGAAGATAATTGGATTAATTTCTTCGCTGGCGGCAAGAAAATTAATTCAATGACGCAAAATGGTCAGCCGTATAATGGAGCTGGCGCAATATATAACGTTAGCGCTACCGCCGCCGCAATCGTCGAAACGTGGACTATTACGTGTATCGAACAGGCCAATGGCGGCTTTCCGGTTATTACTTACGGCAAGAAATTTTCTGTAACCGGCTCGGTCAGCGGCGCGAAAGCAAATGCGGTGGCGGGCCAGCGTTATTCGAATGGATTAATCGTTTTCGATATTAATACCTATTACACTTGTGGTGTAGGATTTAGCTTTCAAATCGAAATCGCCGAGTATAATTCGGTTATGATCGGCGCCGCAAGTTCTTCTATGGTCAGGCGCACTTATCGCGTCGATCATTTTACGGAACCTGATCAATATGAAATTAGAACGCGCTGCACGGCGAAATCGGGCATTACGGCGCGCGATACGACCCGCGTTTATTGGTCGCAGCTTTCGGCGATAATGTATGACGATTTTGTCCGGCCTGGAAAAGTTTTAATTGGCATTCGGGCGCTTGCCACGGGGCAGCTTTCGGGTTCGATACCTAATATCACCTGCGTCGCGACGCGCTCCACTGTGTATGTGCATAATCCGGTAACTAATACATATCAAGCGAAGCCCGCGAATAATCCGGCGTGGGCGTCCTATGACCTCATACACCGCGCGAAATTGATTTATAATTTTGAAACTCAGATGGACGATATTATCGTTTTCGGCGCGCCGAAAGAAAAAATGATCTATCAAGATTTTGTCGATTGGGCGGATTTTTGCACTCTAAAAGGGTTGCAGGTAAATTATTTTTTGGATAAAGCGGACGATCTATGGACGGCGCTGCGCGAGATTGAAAACTGCGGCCGTGGAAAAGTGATTTTGAAGGGTACCAGGTACAGCGCGATATGCGACAAGCCGGGAACGCCGGTTATGATGTTTACTGTTGGTAATATCATCAAAGACACCTTTAAAGAAGAATTTTTGCCCATGAAAGACCGGGCGAACGCAATTGAAATCACCTTTAATAATGCCGCTAAAAATTATGAACGCGATATATTAACCGTCTATAGCGACGATTGGGAATCTTCTGACCGTATAAAGCATCCGACGCAAATATCGTTGAACGGTATAATAAGCCATGAACAGGCATTTAAAGAAGCGCGTTACCGCCTGCGCATTAACAAATATTGGAAGCGCAGCGTATCTTTCGAAGCGGATGTTGACGCGATCTCCTGCCAGGTCGGCGACGTTATTCTCGTACAGCACGATGTGCCGCAGTGGGGATTCGGCGGCCGTATTATGACGGTGGTCAACAGTACGACGCTTAAACTCGATGCGACGGTTACGCTTGAAGCGAATGAAACGTATTCGATTTATGTTCGTCATGGCGAAACCGACGTCATTATGGAAAAAACTATAGCGGCCGCGGCCCAGGAGCGCGTTACCGATACAATAACGGTCACGACGGCTTTCTCGCCTCTGCCGCTACAGCATGATGTTTACTCGCTCGGTAAATTAAATCTGGCGGCAAAACCTTTCAGGGTGATCAACATCGGCCGCGCCGGCGACCAGACGCGCCGCATAAATGCGCTCGAATATGTCGAGGCGGTTTATGACGAAAGCGGCACAGCGCCTGTAATCAATTATAGCGCGCTCACTCCCTATGCTGACGTATCCAACATGAAACTCGGTCAGGAAACCTACGCACAGCGCGACGGCAGTATTATATCGGTGATGTACGTCTCGTGGAGCGTTCCGCGCGGCCGGCGCATGACGGAATATCATGTTTTTTATAGCCGCGATAATGGCGCGAATTGGGCGAAATGGGGAATTACGGAGCAGTCGTCCATAACTATATCCGGCGTGAAACCTCTTGAAACGTATGTCGTGAAAATATGTACGGTGAATGAAATAGGCATATTGTCGCCAGGCGTGATCTCGCAGCCGTGTTATATCACGGGTAAAAACCTGCCGCCGGATGATGTTACGAGCCTCACGGCGACGCAGGACCCGAACAATAAAACGCTCATCACGCTGGCATGGCCGACGGTTGGCAATATCGACCTGAAAGGCTATCTGATAAAAGAAAGTGATGTAAATATATCAAACTATTTAACCGAAACAAAATTTACTTTTACGGCATCAGCTACGCGCACATATAATTTCAAGGTTTTTGCGGTTGACACCTCGAACAATCTTTCCGTAACGCCGGCGACCGCGAGCGTCAATGTGACGGTCGAGCCGTCGAATGTGAGCGGCTTCACTGCCGTGGCTGACCCTTACGACCGGACAAAAGTTTTGCTTTCATGGAGCGCGCTTGCAGAAGTTGACCTGGCATTTTACGAAGTGCGTCGCGGCGATTCATGGCTGGAAAGTTCAATCATACAGCACACGAAGGCTACATCGTTCGTCTATACGCTGCCTGTAGGCGGTCATCACAGGTTCTGGATCAAGGCTGTAACGCTTGCTGGTTATTATTCGATTACGGCGGCGGGCGCTGACGGGCAATATAATTTTGAAAGCGCGGCGCCGGCGAATGCGACTATAACTCAAGACCAGAATGATCGTACGCGTCTCGGCGTGTCCTGGTCGCTTGTTGCAGATCCTGATGTGAGCGGTTATGAAGTGCGCCTCGGTTATGACTGGACGACGGGCGCGCTTATTGGCATCGTAAAAGAGGCAAGTATCACGCATGTAATATCGGCCAGCGGCACTTATAATTTTATGATTCGCGCAAAAAACGTCGCCGGGTATTATTCGGCGATAGTAAATGTCAGCGGCGCTTTTTCGGTTGAGGTTTCGAACGTGAACGGCTTCATCGGCACTCGCGCGGCTAATGATAAAAGTAAAATACGGCTCACGTGGAATGCCGTTCCGGAGCGCGATGTCGATCACTATGAAATCCGCGAAGGCGATACATGGGACACTGGCACGCTAATTTTCGGCAATGTAGCCGGCACGTTTTATGACGCAACGACTACAGTTGAAAAAACATATAAATACTGGATTAAGGCAGTTTCAAAAGCCGGAAAACAGAGCGCCAGTCCTACGCTTTTTCAAATTCTCATTTCAATGAATCCGACGGCGCCGGCGAACTTTACGGTAACAACTGACCCGACGGATAGAACAAAGGCCGTTTTATCGTGGACAAAAAGCCCTGACCTGGACGTCATCGAGTATGAGGCGCGAAACGGCATCGACTGGGACAGCGGCACGTTGCTTATCAAAACTAAAGAAACGCGGTTTACCTGGACTATTCCGGGCTCTGAGAGATACGCGATAAGATTGAAGGCGCGAAATGCTTCCGGATTCGAAAGCGACGAAGTGCTTGTATTTTTCGACTCTTATATCGAGCCGTCAAACGTAATCGGATTTCAGGCGCTGCAAAATGGCGAAAATGTTCTGCTGCTCTGGAATAAAATCGAAGATGTTGACGTTACGGGCTTTGAAGTCCGCGAAGGCCTCGGATGGGAAACTGCTTCGCTACTCGCTACCGGTATTACCGGAACTGCGTTTCAGTTTCTGGCCGACCGCGAAGCGACGCGCACGTTCTTGATCAAGGCCGTTAACAGGGCGGGAAAAGTGTCACAATACGCCGCCATTGCAGAAGTGACAATAACGAATTTACCGCCGCGAAATGTTATTGTCGCTTATGACGAAATTGAGATGCGTGATGGAACGAAAAACGGAACTGTTTTTGCGCCGTCGCAGTTCAAATTTTCTACTTTTGGCGGGAAGTTCAGCGATCATACGACGACAAAGTATTCCGAAGTCGGCGGCGAGAATGTTTTAATACTTGGCGCGCTCCCGGCGATTTTTCAAAATATGCCTGGTTCGTTTGACGATTATCCGACTACAACGTTTCAAGACGATGTGCCGCTGACATTTCAAACTCTGCCCGGCTCATTCAGCGATTATCCGACTACAGCTTTTGACGCGCGCGGGCCGTTTATTTCGACGGGCGAATATATTACAACGGTCAAAGACATAGGAAAAATACTGAACTGCAATATATCAGCGTTATTTACATCGAGTATGGCAAGAACGAGCGGCACGACCGCCAGCCTGTTTTATCGCACCAGCGCGAATAATGTAACGTGGACGGATTGGAAACCGTATCTGGCGACGCAGACGATTTTTCGATATGTACAATTCAAGGCGGTTTTAACGACCGCAAATGCTACGAGGACACCGGAAGTCAATCAATTCACAATTTACGTTGACGTTCCGGACATAATACGCAACGGTTCGTATAATGTAGCGCCGGGCGGGTCAACTATTGACTATAATGCTGATTATTATGCAATTCCTTCGGTAGTTCCGACAGCGACGACGCTTGGACATCGCGCGATGCTTGACGGCACGCCTGGACTAACCAATTTTACAGTTAAGGTTTATAACGCAAATAATAATGATGTCGGCGGTCCTATACTCTGGATTGCCCGAGGATATTAAAAGGGAGGTTTTATATGGGTTATGACAGCGCAAGACCTGCCGACGATGATTATATTTCAGTCGGACCGGGAGTAATACGTGAAAATCAAGAAGCCCTGAAAACGGGCGGAATTGTGAATGCCGGCACTTTAAATGGCAAAAGTGCCGGAAATTCAAGTGGCCAAATACCAATATCAAACGGTGAGCTCTGCGTTAATTTGAACGCAGACAAATTTGACGGCAAAGACGCCGGGGAATTTGCCGGGGCGGGGCACAGCCACAATGTAGCCACCACAAACGATGACGGCTTTATGTCGAACACCGATAAGCAGAAATTAAATGGAATAGCGGCCGGCGCGGAGGTTAATCAGAACGCGTTTTCCGCTATAGCGGTAAGACTCGGAGGTATATTTTATCATTTATTTGCATCTTCTAAAACTGATACGTGGCAATTGCTCGATGGCGCGAACATAACATTGACGCCCGATACGGTTAATAAAACCGTTACCATTGGGGTTAGCGGCACGGTGCAGAATGCGGCCAATGCAGGTTTTGCAAATAACGCCTATGAATGTTATTACTTACACTTGCCCGGTGGCGCTTATTATGGCCCATCAAGTTTCGCGCTGGCAGGGCATACTACACATACTGGCGAGGCATTAAGTTTAAATTCGCCAGGATATAAAAAGTTTGCGGACGGTTTAATAATTCAATGGGAAGGGTTTACATTAAACGCAGGAAGCAGCGCAAGTAAGGCCTGGCCTTTAGCATTTCCAAACCAATGTTTCAGTGTTGCGATTGCCCCGCGTGAAAATGGCGGCTCGAATATAAATGTTTCAGTTGTCGAAGCAATGGGTCTGCCTGCTCGAATTGGCATAACACTTAAAAATAGCGGTGCAGATAACGCTTTCGCATATATTATAGCTATTGGATATTAAGAGGTGAAAAATGCAATACTACGCACATTATGATGATAAAACAGGGAAAATAATCGGCTTTTATGCCGATGGAATTCATGGTGAAAACATACCGGACCCTAAAATATCGATAAGTGAAGCCGAATGGCGAGACGCTGTGGCTAATCAGGACAAACGCAAAGTAAGCCGTGAAACGCTTAAAATTGTCGAAACGCTACCGCCAATGCCGTCGCGTGAAGAATGCCTGTCAGGCATCCGCTATCGCAGAAATCAACTTCTATCCGAAACCGACTGGACGCAGTTGGCCGATATCGCCATGACCGACCAGCAGAAGGCGGACTGGCGTAATTACCGGCAGGCGCTGCGTGATTTTCCGGCCGGCTGCAATCCTTATAGTCCGGAATGGCCGGAGAGACCGACGGTTTAAATTTAATTATGGTTTATGCGGCATTTAAATGTGTTTTAAAAGGAGATAAAATGTTAAAAGCAACAAATAATAAAGGGCATTTTGCTTTTTCAGCCAAAGAAACTATCGTTATTGTAAGCATAATATATTCAATGATTTTTGCTGTCATTTTCAGCGTTAGCGGCGTTATAGCCATAATACTGAAAACATTATTCTTTAAACAGCACTCGCTAACAAAAATGGTATGGATCATAGCCATCATCATAACGCTTTCTTTGGTGGCTTATGGCTATATAAGTCAATGGTATTGGCAGCATTACGGCTTTTATTATAGCTATCGTGACAATCCATATATAACTAAGTATGATCCTCAATACGAACTAAAAGAGAATGGTGAAATATATCATTGTGGCAAACCTTTCATCGTCAAAGGCAAATACTACGGCTGGGAAAGTGTTAAAAGTAAATAAAGGAGCATGAAATCTATGAATAATAAAGGCCATTATAGATTAAATTTTTCAAATTTTTCGACGTGGGAATTAATAAAACTTATCACGTCTTTGATAGTCGTGGTGCCATTATTGTTAGTCGAAAAAGCCACTGAAATTTTAAAAAACAAAATGAAAAGGAGGTAATACTTTGAAAAGACAAGTCATTCAATCGATTTTAATTTTAATTCTTATTTTATGCCCCGTGTTGTCTCATGCCGCTTTCGACGGAACCCGGCCGGCCGATTCAGAATTACTTAAGGACGCCCCGGCGCTTATCCGGGCGAATTTCAACGCGCTAAAGGACATGATTGACCAGATATATACCAATTACGGTACCACGGCGTCAATCGAATTAAAAGCGGACAAATCCTATGTTGACGACAATTTCGCGACGACCGGCCAGGTAGCCTTGAAAGCTAACGCCGCCGAAGTTTATACAAAAGCAGAAATTGACGCGGATCGGGCCACTACAGCGAGCGTTGCTCTTAAACTGGACGCAAGCGCAATAACCAATTATTATAATAAAACCGAGGCTAATGCGCTTCTTAACGATAAAGCGGACACAGGTGAGGTCGCGCTAAAAGCAAATGCCGCCGATGTCTATGATAAAACAACGGCAGACCTGCTTCTTGATAATAAAGCCGACACGGCCGCGGTGGCTTTAAAGCTCGATGCTTCGGCGATTTCGAATTATTACACTAAACCCGAAGCCGATGAAAATTTCGCAACAACCGAAAGCGTCGCGCTAAAGGCGAATAGTGCCGAGGTCTATACCACGGAGCAGGTCAACTTAATGCTGGACGACAAGGCCGATACGGCTTCCGTCGCGCTGAAAATAGGCAGAAGCGACACTTTTACGGCCACGTTGAGCGGCACGGTTCCGTTTCCCGGCGGAACTCCATCGGGCGCAACGGTACTTTGTGATGATGGAATTTGGCGCGGCGTCGTAAGTGTAGGCGGCGGCGTAACGAATGCCGTCGATCTTAATGTTGACGCGAGCACTTTCAGCCACATAATAAATTCAGCCGCCACAAATGCACAGGCAGCATTGGCACAAATCGAAGCGAACGCGGCGACGACCGCTGAAGTGGCGGCGAAGGCCAATAGCGCGGATGTTTATACAAAAGAAGAGGCAGATTCAACAAATGAAGCGTATATCAACAGCAAGGGTTACGCAACCAAAAATGAAATGAATACAGCAATAGGTGTAGCCACTGCCGAAATAAATATCGGTAGTTATTCAGACACGGCCGCCATGAATGCAGCGATAGCGGCCGCAACGGCTGAATGTCAGGCTAAAACATGGACACCGCTTACAATGGCCAACGGGGCCTATACCGGTGAAGTGGCAATTCTTGATATGGCTGCTTCGTGTTCTGTATATGAGGTTTTATATGGAACCTCCAGCGGCATGAATAAGGCTAAAGCCGACGTTTATACAACACTTCCGGTTATTGGTATGTGCGTTGAAACCGGCACTGGTAACCGTAAAGTTTTGTTAAGGGGATTCATTCGAAATACTTCATGGAGTTTTACAAAGGGCGCACGAATATATTGCAGCACGGCAACCGCAGGCGCGATTACGGCAGTAGCACCGAGTGCGGCCGGTTCATTGATACAAATTATAGGTATAGCAACGGCGGCAGATACTATTTATTTTAATCCCGATTCAACCTGTGTTGAGAATTAAATGAGAATATTATATCGTATAATTAATTTAATAAATGGCAAGCAATAGAAAGCAAGAAAAGAGGTGATAGTTCATGAAAACTAATGGAATTACAAATCCGCCGCGAATAAATAATTCTGTGGCGAGTAAGGTGAATAATGTTGCGATAAGTAGCATAGGCGTGTGGAGCGCTGGTGGGGATTTAGCTGTATTACGCGCACATTGCGGCGGTGCGGGCTCTCAAACAGCGGGTCTTGCTTTCAATGGAGATACAGGCAGTGGTGCAACTAAAGTAACAGAACACTACAATGGTTCATCATGGAGTGCAGGTGGGGACGCAATAACTTCTCGTTCTAATGGTGGTTCGTGCGGCACACAAAGTGCCGCCCTGTCCATAGGTGGGTACAGCGCAAATACAGAGGAATACGACGGCACATCGTGGAGTGCAGGCGGCAACATAGGCGTGTCAAGAAGCAATCTTGCAGGTTGCGGTAGCTTGACGGCAGGATTGAATTTCGGCGGTTATGCCAATGACCGAGTTAAAACAACGGAAGAATACGACGGTACATCGTGGAGTGCGAGTGGTGATTTAGGCACGGCAAGGAATGGCATAGCAGGCATAGGTACTCAGACCGCAGGGCTATGCAGTGGCGGGTATGGCGGAGCTAATGTTATAGAGGAATATGACGGAAGTTCATGGAGTAGTGCCAACAGCTCAACTGCCGGAGGTGGTAGCATCGGAGGTTGTGGACTACAAACAGCCGGTTTACTTTTTGGTGGGGACGGGTCAAACAAAAAAACGGAACAATACGACGGAACTAACTGGGTCACTGGGGGAGATTTAGCAACCGGAAGATATGGCATAGGCGGAGCGGGTTCGCAATCGGCAGGTTTGGCTTTTGGCGGAAATGACGGCACATATAGATTGGTTAATACAGAAGAATACACAAAATAAACAGGAGTAACATAAAATGAACAATATCAACCTATTTGAAACTCAATCGCTTAATATAGTTAAATCAGCGCATATCTTAACAAAAGATGACCTCAATACAATATACTCGTTGTCAAAAGAATTATCAAATACATTCCAGACGGCGCAAGTATTCCGCACTCAAACAGAGGCAGAAATAAGCGTTCTCAATGATATAAAATTTCCGACACCCGACTCAAAATATTGGCAGTCAATCAGAGAACAGAATGTCCACTTTGGCGAGCTGGTAAGGCTGTCATTTAATTATCGTCGTAACAATGTCGAGATAGCTAAACTCGAAGGCATAATCAAAAAAGCGCAGGGCTATGACAGAGATTTATTGCAAATCGATTTAGAGGAAAAGCTGTTCAACAGAATAGAGATGGAGCGCGTGGCTAAAGAGCGCATACGCGAAATCAAAATGTGGTCGGATATAATGGCGAAGCTGAAACCTGAAATGAAGTTCAGCCTTACCGATGTAAACGAGCACCAGCTTATATCATACACGCAACGTTTTATATCGACAACACTCGCAACAGAGGCTTGCACCAATAAAGATTTAGACAGCTATCGTAATCTTATGGCGCAGTTTGATAAAGCGGTTAAGGTATGCCGCGAGCGTGGTGTCATGGATAAAGTCCTCATGCCTTATCTTGAAAGCGAACGCGCTAAAGAGATGTTCGGCGAGGAAATGATTGAATTAAAGTTGTTGGAAGCGTAATAAAAAAAACAATTAATAAACAGATATAATAAAAATAAAGAGCTTTTAAATAGTTTTTAAGGGCTCTTTATTTTTATTATAATATATGATATTATGGTTGTGAAATGATTCAATCATTTCTTTCAGAGGTTTAAGAAAAATTTCTAAACTAATGCAAGTTTTTTTAAAATCGTGTGACGGGTTATATTTATATTTATGTTTTTCTTGATTATATTGTTTCAAATTTATAGAAAAATGTAATTTATGCGGGTGCCAAATAATTTTTTTCGGGGCCGCGTTCGAAAATCCCTCCGGGATTTTCGCCGCTTGCTCTCGCCGCCTCTCGCCCTCCGTGGCTCCGGCGGCTCCGGGACGCCCCTTCAAAAATTTTTGGCACCCACAACACACCTTAATCAATATTAATCGTGACAAATCGTAATAATTATCGTAATAATTATCTTGAAAAATAAATCTATTTTCTGTATAATGTAAACCTGAATTAATTAATAAAGACGGATAGCATTATAACGAAGGACCAGTATGAAGATTTCAGATAATAACATATCAATCTTCGGCTTTAGCAACGAAAAAGGCGGTGCGCATACCTCCCGGACGATGATGCTGGACGAATTGCGGGCATTGTTATCTTATGTCGCTGCCCCCGAGGCTTCTAAACTGGACTATGTTAAAGCCATAGTGGAGGACAACTGCCTTGGA